CAATTGTTCTACATTAGCGATAGCGAACTTACGTTTGGTTATCTGTATGATGGACATTGGAAGATCTATAGACCGTATGGAGATAAGAAGAACAAATGGATTCCCAACAATGTACCTATTACAGCTATGGATGGTAAAGCTGACATAGTTGATTGTCCTGTGGCATTCATTAACAAAAGCAAGAAAGACTATATGGTGATGAAGAAGATATTCCCATGTAGCTGTGCTGTTCAGAATGAGGGTATAGCATGTTTCTCTCAAGAGAATGTCGATTACCTGAAAGCTAATTCACAGAAACAAATCTTAAGCTTTGATAGTGATGTTACAGGCGTACAGAACAGTCAGCAAATCACCAAACTGTTTAACTTTGGATATGCAAATGTTCCACGTAAGTATCTAACAGAAGGAATCAAAGATTGGGCTGATCTTGGTAGGAAACATGGAATGGGAGTGATAGAAGATTATTTAAAGAAAAAAGGATTGATATGAACGTACAAGCATTAATTGACGCTATTCAGGCAGAAGTAGAATTTCTATCAACATCTGAAGGAGATGAGGTAGAATGTATAAGTATAGAAAGCCTAGAAGGTATATTAAGTAGGTATTTTGATTTTAAAATTAAACTCACACAAGAATGAGTAATTTAAACAGACACATATGGGAGGGATGGACTGCCCAGGATTTTATAGATGATTTATTACCAATGATCAAATATCAAACTTTTAAGAGTGATGATGATCTAAAGAAATGGTGTAAGGATAATCAGCCTTACTATAAAAAACATATTCCAGAAGTTTACAGTTATTTCAAGAACTATTTAAAAGAAAACAAATGAGCACAACACCAACGTACAACACAACCAGAGGAATGATTATGACAGCTGAAGTTCCTCAACAGACAAGGACTTACAAACCAATTACACATGCTAGTCTTATTGATCTGACATTGAACAGTATTGAGAAAGCAGGATTTACATTGGACAAAGAAACCTATTCAATGGCACAAGGTGGTGCTATTGCTAATGGTCAGTTTAGTATTAGAAACGTTGCGGATAAAGAAATGCAATTGCAAATTGGTTGGCAGAACAGTTATAACAAGTCATTGAGTCTTAAGTTTGCAATAGGTGCACGTATATTCATTTGTCAGAATGGTATGGTTCATGGTGATATGGGTTCTTTCAAGAAGAAACACCAAGGATCTGTACAGGAATTCACACCAAATGCTATTAGTGAATACATCAAACAAGCTGGTGATACATTCCAACAAATGCAAACAGAGCGTGAAGCTATGAAGCAAATTGAAATGACCAAACGTGTTAAGGCTGAGCTCATTGGTAGAATGTTGATTGAAGAGCAATTCATTAGCTCTACACAGATGAACATTATGGCTAGAGAGCTAGAGAATCCTACACACAATTATGGTGCTCCAGATAGCATGTGGGAGTTGTATAACTACGCCACATTTGCTATGAAGGAATTGCATCCATCTATTCGTATGAACAATCACATTAAAGCTCATAACTTCTTTGTGAACGAGAGTGGTGTATTTGTTAATACAACAGTTCAGGAAAATACTATTGAGATTCCTGCAGAGCTTATTCAATTAGAAATGTTTTAATTATGAAATGGGATTTATTCAGAGATCAGTTTCACGAGAGTTGGCACAGTAAAATGCAACCTTTTATTGAAAGTGAGGAGTGCGATAAGATCTATGAATATCTAAAGACAGAGGGAAAGAGGGGCAAGAAAATTGCCCCTTCTTCTTCTGTTACTTATAGATGTTTTAAAGAAACCTCATTGGATGATTTGAAGGTGGTGATGATGGGTATGTGTCCCTATCACACATTTAAAGATGGAAATCCTGTAGCAGATGGTCTGCTTATGGGCTGTAGTAATACAGGTAAACTACAACCTTCTCTAGAGAAGTTCTATGAAGGTGTAGAGAAAGAATTATTTGATGGACTCAATCTCAAATATCAGAAGCTAGCAGATGTAAGTTATTTAGCTAAGCAAGGTGTTCTTATGTTCAATGCTGCTCTTACGACAGAAATGAATAAAGCAGGAAGTCATATAGACATCTGGGAACCATTTACCAAATATGTTCTAGAGGAGATTGTTACGCCTACAGGTGTACCAACAATATTCTTAGGAAAGGATGCTAGTAAGTATGAGAAATATACAAGTCCATTTGCTTGGAATTTTGTTTTGTCTCATCCAGCATCTGCAGCATATAAACAATCTGAATGGGACACAGAAGGAAAGTTTGGTATGGTGAACAAAGTGCTTAAAGACAACAACAATTATCAAATCATGTGGCTCTATGATGTGCCATTTTAAATCGAAAAACAATGAAACTTAAATTAGGCGGAACATTAGAAATAGGTGATCCTATTCTTGTTAGTTATGCACATTGTATGGAATTTGGACTATTTGCAGGATATGGTAGAGGTACAATTCAGTTTTACACACCTAGTGGTATTATTTATAATGCTGAAAGTGCTAGTAAAAAGGGTAAAAAACCAATATTTTACAAAGCTTACATACATGGAGATAATACACAATATAGGGTGGTAAAGGTGACCCCAGATATATTATATAACGAAGATGATGCAATAAACTACGAGAAAGCAATTGAAATTTTGAAACTAGAAAACATAATAAAATGATCTTAGAAAAACAAACACAAGCTGTAGTTCTTCAAGAAGGAGAACAAACACAAGACTCAATTGGTATGTCCCTTGACTTAGATTCTGCTCAAATTTTGATGCAGATGTTAAGTAAGAATCTGTATTCAGATGATATAGGCTCCACTGTCCGTGAGTGTGCATCTAATGCACTGGACAGTCACAGAAGAGCTGGGACCACAGATCCAATTATTGTATCTTTTGGTGCAAACAAAGATGGCAATTATGAGTTCTCTGTAGAAGATTTTGGTATTGGTCTAGATGCAGAAGATGTAAAGAACATCATTAGTAAGTATGGTAAGAGTACAAAGCGTAATTCAGCCAACGAGTTAGGTATGATGGGCTTGGGCTTTAAAGCTCCTCTTGCCTATTGCTCCAGCTTCTATTTTGTGTGTAGAAAGAATGGCGTAGAACGTAAATACATGATGTATGAAGGAGAAGATGTAAACACAATCGATCTTCTCTATGAAACCTCTACAGACCAAAAGAATGGTGTAAAGGTGATTGTTCCTGTTAGGTTCTATGACAGAAGCAGCTTTGTAACTAAGATTAAAGAGCAATTGGCTTATTTTGAGAATGTATATTTCAATGTTGATGGTATAGATAATGATTTCACCATCATGAGGCATGATCATTTTCAATGGAGTCCTCTGTCTGCAAATAGTAATTTGCACATCTGTCTGGACAATGTCTACTATCCTATTGATTTTGTTAAACTTGGAATAGACACTATCTATTTTCCTGTTGGTCTTAGATTTAGTTTGACAGATGGTTTGTTTCCTACACCAAACAGAGAATCTCTTCGTTACACTACAGAAGCTAAAGCTGTGATAATGAATAAGTTACAGAGTGTAGCTAATTTCTTTATTGAGAAGTATAACGAAAATGTACAAGATACAACCGATATATGGAAAGCAATGGAGCACTTCCGTAACTCAGATAGAAACCTTAACTTGTTTGGTAAAAATGGTTTGAATGTTTCCTATTTTGCCAAGTATGCTACAATAGGTTTTGCATCTCCAAAGGTAGATGGTGTGTATTATCAAACTGTTGAGTATTACAATCGCATCAGGGAATCCATGTTTGGTGAATATGTAATGAAACATGAGGTGTCTAGAGGAAGATTCTGTAAAGCTAGCTCTTATTGGGACTTATCTAGGAGGTATGGTGAGAAGATATATGTTTATTCAGATAGACTTAGTGGTATTAAGAAAGAATACCTGAAGAGTATTAATAAAAGAGGATACACTGAGTATATTGTTAAGAAGGAAAAGAGTTTCAAATTGGGAACTGATAAAGAGGCTCTTGCAGGATATGAGAACTATTACAAGATTCTTCAGCTTAACAAGTTTCAAAAGAGTGAATGGAGAAATGTAATTAAGGAGTTCCAGGAGATGGTTAGGCGTGTTACAGCTAACTTTATCAATCTTGACACTCTCGAAGTTCATCAAGCATTCATTGATAGCAAGAAGAAGGTTTCTTTCACCAATGGTGTTGCTGGTCCTAAAGAAAGAAGGAAGAAACTTGAGGGTGAATTGACAGGTAAGGTGGCTACAGCTCTAGAGAGAGCTGTATATGGTCAGCATGCTAAATTTGTTCCCACCGTGTTTCAAATGAAGAATGCCCATAGGAATCCTTATTTGCTGGTTTACGGAAACTCTACACATCAAACTACATTTGATAAGATGTTTTCTGTATTTCCATTTCATAGCACTAGATTCATGGTTCTTTCTGAAAGAGAACTTAAGCGCATGGAAGAAATAGATTTACATAACTGGATACATATAGACAAATTTATGGAAGGAGATCACATAGTTTTTAAAAGAGCAGCTACAGCTTATTTGATTAATGAGCTGACTAAAGATTACGCAGAAGTGTTCAATAGAATAGATAAAATTGGTGACATATCAACAGAACTCTATAAGAAGATGTTGATGTTGGATAGTTACAAAAAGAAATATTATCTAAGCGGTGATAATTCTTTATATCAATCTATCATTAAGTTGGCTGAAGAGAAAAATCTATTTGACCTTTCCGTTTATTCTGTTTATAATGAAGTGAAAGATGTGTTTGCAATGCTTCCATTCCTTAAACCTATGTTTGGTATGATGAGCAGATATGGGTCTAATAGCAATGGTGTTAATGATGCAGTTCGTGATCTCTTCAAGTATTACAAACAGCGTGTTGACTGGAAACACTACAACATCAAATTGAATGATGAAGTGGTTGCAGAAGCATCAGTGGATGTAGAAGAATTATCTTAATTTATCAGGAGGGGACAATATATCCCCTCCTTAACTTTTAAAAACAAGTATATGAGTATTTTTTCGCTATCATGGTTCAAAAGACAGTCAGAGTTAGAAAACTTGGTTATTGAAGAACAACAGCTCAAGAATGAGATTTTAAAGAAAGAGTTAGGCGTTGATTTAGACAAGAAGCCTTATTTGAATGTTAAGTTAGTAAATGATTCACTAACAATTGTTCTTAATGATGGATCTGTATTGAGTAAACCAAATGCTACAAAGGATGATTATTATGCGGCAGTGAATGCTAGGACAGAAGGTTCTTTGTACAGTATTTGTGCTGATTCAACTGTAATGGAAGAGAAGAGAAAGCAAGAAGCAGAGATTGCTAGGATTAAAGCTGTTCAGCAAGGAATCAAAAGGCTAGAAGGACTAGCTGATTTTGAAATAGAAGGTAATTCTGTTAAGCTGGCTGGAACTGGTAGAACTATGCCACAGCTTCTTGTAGAGAAGTTCATTGAATTGGTAGACCTCTATGATGTAGATCCATACAATGATGTAACAGATGATCAAGAGTATCAAGCTCTTAAGAGATTCTTTATGTGGTGTTGCCTCAATCCTAGGGCAGAAGTAGCTAATGATTTGTATGACTTCCTGAATAAGAATAGTTTCAGGATTACAAAACAAGGTTTCTTTGTAGCTCTTAGGAATGTAGTTACATTACGTGGTAGCGTAGAGCTTGTACAATTTGTAAGCAATGCTTATAATAAAGTGAAAGCTGTATGGAAGAAGAGTCCTGATAAGTACACTGTGTTTCTTGAGAATTGTGAATATAAATTGGTACATGAGGATGATCTTTATGAAACTGAACTAGTAGAATGTCAGGATTGTGATGGTCAAGGAATTGATTGGAGTTGTGAAAACGATGAAGATTCTGTGTGTGAGTTTTGTGATGGTGTAGGTCAATGCGACAACATGAATCAAATTAATCATGGAGAGAAAATTGGTAATCTCACAGAACTCTATCTAGATCTTCCTAATAGGCATGAGAATAGGTTTACAGATGCTCACACAAGGACATTTGACATTCGTGTAGGACAAGTGGTAAACATGCCTCCACAGGAGTGTAATTGGTCTACAGCAGATTGTGCACATGCAGGATTGCATTTCACAGCTGATGAGATTAATTATGTAGGATGTGGTGACCAGTCTGTTCTTATCCTTATCAATCCTATGAAGGTTGTAGGTATTGGTGAAGCTAAGGGTAGGTGTTATGAATATCTTCCTATTATGACTGTATCTCGTGAAGAGTCTACAGAAATTCTACACGATCTTGATTTTGACACTCTTGAGCTTGATGAGGCTTTCGCAATTCACGAATTGGAAAACTTGGCTGAGAAGGTTAAAGGAGGATTTGTGTTAGAAGCTTCTAAGCATCAGTTTAACATTCCAGCAATGACACATGTTCAGATTGAGAACATCGTTGCTTCTTTGGAAGAGATGAAGTATTCCATCTCTAACAGGGTGAATATAATCAAGTAATAAATTGGGCTTGTAACAAAAATGTAGTAAATTTGTTACAAGCCCTTTTTATAAATCATTGATTATGAGGAAGAAAACAGTAAGAAAGCCCAGAGCAAATGCAGCACCTAAGACTAGGAACAATGGCACTATGACAGAGAGTGCGTTCTGGAGTTTTATAAGAAGTGGTCTTAGACAAAAGAGTAGATGGTGGAAGCCTATTACACAATGCAAACTAAATGCTAAGAGAACGTATAAAGGTCCTAATAAGCGTCAAAAGTTTGAATATCAATGTAATAGCTGTAAGAAATGGTTTGCTGAGAAGAACATTAACGTTGACCATGTGCTTCCTGCAGGAAGCTTGAATTGTGCTAATGACCTACCAGGGTTTGTTGAACGACTGTTTGTAGAAGTTGAAGGTTTACAAATATTATGTTCAATTTGTCATGACAAAAAGACAGCTAAAGAAAGAGAAAGTAGATTATAAAATATTTGGTAGTTTACTCTTTTATTGTTATATTTGTCATATGAAAACATATTATTTATACCTTAAACAAAGTCCTATTGGTTTGAAATACTTAGGTATTACAACAAGGGATCCTTACAAGTATTTAGGAAGTGGTAAGTATTGGAGAAGACATTTAAAAGCTCACAATTTTTCATCTTCAGATATTAAAACAGAAATAGTTTTTTCTTCTATTATAGAAGAAGAAGTTAATTCTGTTGCTTTAGAATATTCAGAAAAATTTAATATAGTAGAATCTAAAGAGTTTGCTAATCTTATGCCTGAATCTGGTATGGATTGTACTTTAGGTAGACCTTGTTCAGAAGAAACTAAACGTAAAATTAGTGAATCTAATAAAGGAAAGCAGCTTTCTCAGGAGAGTATTGCTAAAATACTTAAAAATAGAAAATCTAATAAAGGATTTAAACATTCTGAAGAAAGTAAAAGAAAAATGTCTGAATGGAGAAAAGGTAAGAAACTTTCTAAAGAGACTATTGAAAAAATGAGAGCTAAGACAAAAGGATCTAGATTAAAAGCTCACTTTAAAGAAGTTCATCAATATGATTTAGATGGTAATTACTTAAAGTCTTTTCCAAGTATTACAGATGCTATCAAAGAATATCCTTGTGATATTTACAATGCTGCTTCAGAGAGACATTCTACAGCTGGAGGATTTCAATGGAGATTGTATAAAAAAGATAACATTGATGCTTTCTCAAGAGTTTGTAAAACAGTTTATCAATATTCTTTAGATAACACTTTAGTTAAAGAATGGAATGGTACAAAACAACCTTCAGAAGAATTAAGTATTCATAGAGGAGCAATTAGAAATTGTTTATCTGGAATAGCTAAAACAGCTGGAGGCTATTTTTGGAAATATTAAAACTCAAAACGAAAAGAATGGCAATTTATAGCGATCAAGAAGACCCAAACCACATTATGTGGAACAAAGAGAACGAAAAAGAGAATGAAATTAGCATTGCTGTTGAGAAGACACCATCATTTGTTGAAACTTGGTATGAAGGAGTTATAGAATACCAAGGAAAGAAACATCAGTTCTGGATTATAGATCCTGAAGGAAGTGAATATGAAATAGAATGTAGATGGTTCTTCAAGAATGTCCCTAGAGAAGTGAGAATGATGTACAATAGTATTATTGAATCTTATAAACAAATTAAGTATGATAGAAGGAAAGAAGAAAACTGAAGCAATGTACAGGGCTATCGAAATGGATAGCTCTAGTTCATTAAAAGAGTTCTCCATGGACAGAAAGAAATACCATCGTAAGTATGTTCTTGGAGAGAAGATTGATGATAAGGACACCCAGGCTGCTACAATTGGTAGAATTGTAGAAACATTGCTATTAGAACCAGAAGAGTTTGACAATAGGTTCTATATGTCTAGCTG